GTCTTATTGTAAGTACATTCGTTTCTGGCGGGGCTTACAACGAACCAGGAGTTTTAATAAGCGCAGGATTTTATAATACAGACTCATGGGAAAATACCTATGATGGAGGAATAGCAATAGATAATTTTAATTAATTATCTGTTATAATAATAAAGAATAAATTTTCTGTAGGAGGAAAATAATATGGCAACAAGAATGCAGCAACGGAGAGGCACTGCAGCCCAATGGACAAGCGCAAATCCTATTTTAAATGCAGGTGAAATGGGATGGGAGTCTGATACCAATAAATTTAAGATTGGTGATGGTACTAATCACTGGGCAGACCTTGACTACTTTATTGATCAATCCTCCACAGTAAACCCAGCATTTGGTTCAAGCATTACTTTCGAAGGTGCTACTTCAGACGCATACGAAACAACACTTACAGTTGCAGATCCTACAGCAGATCGTACAATTACACTTCCAAATTCTACAGGAACAGTAGTTCTTGCAGATGGCAGCGGTAACGTAACAGTTTCTGGTAATTTAACGGTACAAGGAACCACTACAACAGTAGATTCAACAACAATTAATCTTACAACTTCAATTACTTTTGAAGGATCTACAGCAGATGCATATGAGACAACCCTTAATGTTGTTGATCCAACTGCTGATAGATTTGTTACTTTACCGAATGCAACTGGAACGGTAATAACAACTGGAAATCTTAGTGATACTGGAGCAACTGCAACAGAACTTGGATATCTTAGTGGAGTAACTTCAGCAATTCAAACACAATTTAGTAATATTACAACAGATGTTTCTGCGAAGGCACCTACTGCAAGTCCTACATTTACTGGAACCGTCGTACTTCCTTCTACTACATCAATAGGTGATGTTTCATCAGCAGAAATTGGATATGTTAACGGTGTTACTTCTGCAATTCAAACACAAATTGATACAAAAGCACCTGCTGCAAGCCCTACCTTTACTGGAAACGTAGTGCTTCCTTCAACAACTTCAATCGGAGACGTATCTGAGACTGAACTTTCATATGTTAATGGTGTAACCTCTGCCATTCAAACACAACTTGATGCAAAATCACCATCTGCAGATCCAACTTTTACAGGTACAGTTGTTCTTCCTTCAACTACATCAATAGGTGACGTATCTTCAACTGAAATTGGATATGTAAATGGAGTAACCTCTGCTATTCAAACACAACTTGATGACAAGTTGGCTTCGGCATCTGCCGCTTCAACTTATGCGCCTCTTGCCTCACCAGCCTTAACTGGCACACCAACAGCACCTACCGCTGATGCCAATACTAATACAACTCAAATTGCTACAACCGCATTCGTTAAAACTGCAGTAGACAATGTTATCGCTTCAGCACCTGGAGCATTAGACACTCTTAATGAATTGGCTGAAGCACTTGGTGATGATGCAAACTTCTCTACTACGGTTACAAATAGTATTGCAACAAAGGCTCCACTTGCTTCCCCAACATTTACTGGTACAGTAACTGTAGCAGCAGATGGAATTGCTTTTACAGACGGTACACAAACAAAAGAAGGCGTACCTTCAAGAACTACAATTAATACAGCATCAGCATCTTATAATCTATCAACTGGTGGATTAACATTAAGAGATACTATGCTTGAACTAGGTTCATCATCAGCAATTACACTAACAATTCCAGCAAACTCAACAACAGCATATCCAGTAGGAACATCAATTGATATTATTCAAACTGGTGCTGGACAGGTAACTGTTGCTGGCGCAGCAGGAGTAACTGTAAATGCTACACCTGGTTTGAAATTACGTGCTCAATATTCATCTGCAACTCTTTTCAAGAGAGCAACAGATACATGGATCGTAATGGGCGACCTATCAGCATAAAAGTTTGATATAATAAAAAAAGGAGTAATAAATGGCAACTAGTAAAAGAAGAGGTATTAAGTCTTCAGCACAAGACAACTTTTTAGAACCAGAAAATGTTACTTCTTTAAGTGCAACAGATGTTGGAACAAATCGTCCATACCTTGCTACAGCAAATACCACCTCAGCAGCATCTGCTTCTGGAACTGGTGGAGCAGTAAGCCTTTCTTGGACATTACCAGGAACATCTCCAGCAGCAACATCTTATGTTATTACAACAACACCTTCTACATATACACATGATACTGGATCTTCATCTACATCATACACATTTGAAGGTCTTGCAGCAAATACATCTTATACATTTACAGTAAAATCAAAAAATGCAGTAGGAACTGCTAGTGGAACAACCTCTTCTTCGGTAACTGCCACAACTGTTCCAAACGCACCAGCAGCACCATCTGCTTCATCTGCTAATTCAAACCAAGACGTTGTAACCTGGTCTGCTCCAGCAGCAACTGGTGGAAAATCAATAACAAGTTTTACTGTTATTTCTAGCGATGGTCCGTCTTATACTAATGCAACATCACCATTAACGGTAAATGAAACAGCAGGAACATCACAAACTTATAAAGTTGTAGCAATTAATGCTAATGGTTCTTCCGCTGAAAGCGCTGCTTCTAACTCTGTTACTACTCAACCATTCTTTCCACCATTCTTTCCGTTCTTTCCACCGTTCTTCCCGTTCTTCCCACCGTTCTTCCCACCGTTCTTCCCGCCATCATTTCCATTCTTTCCTCCATTCTTCCCGTTCTTCCCACCGTTCTTCCCACCGTTCTTCCCGCCATACTTTGGATTCTTTAGAGATTAATACAAAACTTGTTGTGCTATAATTAAATATAGACACAAGGAGTTTTATGGACTGGTTTAACTTACCAAGAGAAGAAAAAATTAATTACAGGCTTGAGCCAATTAATATTGGTAACAATATTATTGCTAATAATTTAGACTATGGAATTCATCTTTATAATAATGCAATTTCAAAAGAACAGTGTGACTTTATTATCAATACACTTGAGTCAGAAGTTGAAAAAGACAATACTTTAAGATGGCATGGTGCAAAAGTTAATGCAATTGAAGATAAGTTAAATGCTAGAAATTGTTTTGATATTAAATATAAACGAGAGCATTTAGGTAAGTATCAAGAGTATAATCAAAATTTATTTGATATTCATGAAGTTGTAGAAAAACAACTTGACCTATGCCTTCAACACTACGAGTCTTTATGGCATTTAAAAATGAATTATAAAGAGGCTTTTAATTTTGTTAAATATTCAAAAGACGAATACTTTAAAACACATGTAGATCATGGTCCTTACTACACGTGTACTATATCCGCAGTAGTATATTTAAATGATAATTACGATGGCGGGGAATTAGATTTTACCAGACATAATTTATCAATTAAGCCAAAAGCAGGAGACATTGCAATATTTCCTTCTAATTTTGTTTATGAGCATGAATCAAAAAATATTATTGAAGGAATTAAGTATTCTGTTGTAATTATGTTAGATTATAACGATAACAATCACAAGGAGAATAATGGAACCAGTTACTAATTTAAATCACTTTTATCCAGGACAGACTTGGTCTTCTTATGAAGATCTTGGTAGTGGAATTTTTGTATATCATGATGTTTTAACTAAAGATATTGATATTATAAATAGATTAGAATCAGTTGTGTCTAGTGATAAAACAGCTAGATATCAATGGAGAGAAGCGCTTGTTGGATATCAACAAAGAATGCCAGAGTACAGAGATTGTGTAGACTTTAAATTTAAAAAAACTGATATTGAGCACGACAAGTCTAATGAATCATTACTGTTACAAAATCTTTGGCAAGATGTTTATGATAAGTCAAAACCAGTTGTTGATCATTATTGCAATAGTTTTCATATAGGAGAATTAAAGTATTGGGAGGCAATGAATTTTGTTAAGTATGGTCCAGGACAACATTTTATGGAGCATCATGATCACGGATTTTCATATAACTGTGTTGTTTCATTAGTAGGCTATCCAAATGATGATTATGAAGGTGGAGAACTTACTTTTAGGCTGCAAAATTTAAATATAAAGGCTAAGGCTGGAGATCTTTTTGTATTTCCATCTAATTTTATGTATCCACATAGAGCCATGCCAGTCACATCTGGTACTAAATATTCTATAGTAACAATGCTTGACTACAGTTCAAAATTTCATAATCCAAAGTTTTTTCAAGAAACTGGAGACTAGTGGTTACTTTAGATTTTTATAAAGAAAAAGGATCATTGATTAATTTTCATCCGTTGACAATGAAAAGAGAGTGGATGGAAAATACAGACGGAAAGCATGCATATAGATGTTTTCCAGTTTCTTCTGCCAATTTAATTGGATGGACTTTTTCATTTCCAGAAGACATTACGTTTATTTGGGATGGAGTTTCAGATACATTTTCTGACCATATTAAAATTATCAATGGCAATAAATTTGTCAATTTAAATAGAGCAAATGCTACTATAAGTTTTGATACTAATTTATATTTAAGATCAGATAGTGATATAAGCATAATGTTAATGCCAGTTCCAAATCAATTTATTGAAGGTACAAATTGTTTTACAACAATTATCAATCCATCAATATTAAAGGCACCAATCCCAGCGGCATGGAGAGTAACTTTGGCTAATAAAGAAATTACTATACCAGCAAACACCCCAATTGCATCTATTATTCCTATTTCATTAAAAGATTTGCAAGATGTATCTGTTAATTTATATGATGCACAATTTGGCCAAGATCATTATAAATTTTTACAAGATTATGGGATGTCATCACAAGAAAAAATAATGACAGATAAGTGGACTAACTTTTACAGAGATGGTGTCGATCATAATGGCAATAAACTTGGAGACCATGAAGTTAAAAGTTTAAAATTAAGTTTTAATGATTATACAAAGGGTAATAATGGACAAACATAAAATTATTTTTAAGGCTGCAAGAGCATGGCTATCATCAGAAAGTAAGTCTGTGCCAAAACCAATTGCTAAATCAATACCAGACTGGTATAGAAAAGCAGATAGATATGCAAAAGATTTTAATAATGATTTTATTATTGGTCCAGATAAAGGAAAAATTCCAACCTGGAAAGCATGTCCAGCAATATTTGACATTATGGCTACTGGATATTCTTTAAATACCCCATGCGATATTGAATTTTTTTTAAACAAAGATAATAAAATTGATGTAAAAGTTCACAACTCAAAATATGCATCATTTGTAGAAAAAAGACCTTCTATGCCACAGTTTATGCATCCAGAGGGGTATTATGAAGATCATTTTTCTTGGTTTGGAGATTGGGAAATTATCCTTCCAGGCGGATATAGTGCAATTTATGCACCACCATTTAATAGATATGAATTACCATTTTTAACTACAAGTGGCATTATTGATTTAGATAAAGTGCATTTACCAGGATCATATCCATTTTTTATACGAAAAGGATTTACAGGTATTATACCAGCAGGAACATCATACATTCAGTTAATTCCTTTTAAAAGAGAAAATTGGATTTCAGAAATACTTGAAGAGCCAGATCAAAATAAAATAAAAAAAGAGTATCAAAAAAATGCTAAAATTTATAGAGTTCCAGACGGTGGAGTTTATAAAAAAAATGTATGGGAGCCAAGAACTTATGAGTAAAGAAATGGTATAATTAAAATATGATTAATAATACTAACCCATTTAAAAAACAATCAATAACTCCATCAGGATTTTTTGGACACGATAAATCTATGATTGTTGAATTAGAAAATTTTATGACTACAGAAGAAATTGAATATCTTGAAAGTGCAGCAAAATCTATAAAAATTTGGGACATTACAGAAACACATAAAAATGAAAACGGTACTGTAATTTATGATGCAGACTACTGGAAAGACCGTGTTGCAACTGGACCAACATTAGATAAAAATGATCCACAAATTTCTATCATATTAGAAAATTTATTTCAAAGATTAAAAATTGAAATTGAAAAATTTTTTAATGTAGTTATTGAACCAACAGGCAAGGCTATTGTAAAATGGCTTCCAGGACAATTCCAACACCCACATGCAGATAAAGAACTACATGATGGGCCAGATGCTGGAAAACCAAATGATTTTCCACATTATGATATTGCTAGTTTATTTTATTTAAATGACGACTATGTTGGGGGAGAATTATATTTTCCATTACAAGATATTCAAATTAAACCAAAAAGGGGTGCTGCTTATTTTTTCCCAGGAGATAAAAATTATATACATGGAGTAACAAAGGTCGAAGAAGGAATTAGGTATACCTGTCCGTTTTTTTGGACAATTCTAGAGCATACTGGAGATAAAAAGCCATGACAGAATTATATAAAGATTTAATTGAATTGTATCCAAACATTATTGTTTATAAAAATTTATTTAAAGATGCAAATAAAAATTATGAAGCATTAAAAGAATCTACTAATGAAGATCCAGATAGATTTTTTAATTACTGGTCACAATGGTCAAGGTTTGGAGAGTATTTAAATCCAACTTTATTAGATTCAAGTCTTAATGTTGAATTTCTTGATAATGTAAATGTGTCAACAGAAAAAGAAAATAATCAAAAAACTGTTGTTGTAGAATTAATTAATAACTTTAATTTTGTTATAAAAGATTACATATCACGCACTGGCGTTAATGTTGATTTTAATGAAACTGTTGTTGATATGCATGGCCAAACTGTTCCAAGGTGGAAGTTGTATGGTCCATCAATTGTAAGATATCATGACTATTCTAAAGTTATTTTAGATATTCCTCTGGCTATGTCATATCATTCTGATTTTATTAGAGAGCCTATTGTAAGTCCAGGTTATAAGTTTGCAATAACCGTTCTTACATATTTTAATGATGACTACGATGGTGGAGAAATTGATTTTGCAATAGGAAAAGAACTATATATGTATAAACCAGAAATTGGCGATATATTAGTTTTCCCATCTGGTCATCCAGATGTTTTAAGAAAAGATGGAGATGTATATTTGCATGGAGTTCTTCCTGCAAAAAATGGACATAAGTATCTTTCTAGAATGTATTTAGTAAAATATGAAGAGGGAGATAATGAGTGGTTTGAAAATGAAACAAAGTTTGGAAAAGATGTTTGGGCATCAATGCAGGATGATATAATGGAAGAGTTTAGACAAAAAAATCCACAAAAAAATAAAGTTATAGATGGGGTAAGAATAAAATGAATTTAGATAACAAAGAAAGACTGTCAAAAGATATAGTTGTATATAAAAATTTTTTAACAGAAGAGGAATCTGCTGCGGTTATTAAAGTTTTAGAAAAAACAGTTGAAAATAATACAATATCTTGGACACCAATTTCTTTTTATGAATCATATTCATCTGTTTTGCCTCAAGATAATGATCCAGCGCTAGAAGAGTTTGGATTATCACCAACGTTTTTTTCAGATGTAAAAAATAAAATTATAGAAGCAGTCGCCTCAATTGAAGACATAGATCCACAATCTGTTGTTCAAATTGGATATCATACACAAAAATGGGAGCCAGGTGCTTTTGCAAGAGCACATTCAGACAACACTGATGAACAAGGAAATCCATCAGCATTTGAAAGAAGTAGATATGCTGCTTTCATTTATTTAAATGAAGATTTTGATGGTGGTGTATTAAATTTTACAAAGAATAATATTTCTGTAAAACCAAAAACTGGTCTTTTGGCTGCGTTTGCTGGAGGTTTTGAAAATATGCATGAGGTTACTCTTATCACAAAAGGTGTTAGATATACTTTAGGGTCTTTTTGGGATGACAGAGAAGAGTCAGATTATCCAGAAGAGTTAAGAAAACAGTGGGAAGAAGAAATCAAAAAGGTTAGAGAATATCAAGCAAAAGAAAAAGCAGAATGGCAAGATATGATTAAAGAAGGTTACAAGTTAGACCAAAAAGGAAATAAGTATAGAATTGAGGAGTTAGACAAATGAAGAAGCATATTTTAGAAGAAAAGGTTTATTATTATGAAGATGCAATTGAAAACTTAGATAAACTTATGTCAACTCTTGCAGAAATAGAAGAACTGGATAAAAACAACAATAAAGAATCATGGGATGTTTGGACTTCTTCAAACAACAAAGATTTTATTTATGGAAAAACAAAATCATTTGATTTGGCATCAATTAATAATATGGAAGATCCATATAAAGAAAAAATGCAATTTATTTATGATTTAATTACAAAATCTTTATATGATGTTTGTAAAGATTATGCCGTAAGTCAAAACGATTATGATGAACCAAATTTATTTCCATCATTTAATATAAAAATATATAATACTGGAATGGGAATGGGACCACATTTTGATCAACTAGATGGTGATAAAACATTGAGATATTCTTTAGTTATGTATTTAAATGATGACTGTGAAGGTGGAGAAATATCTTTTACTATGTCTGATTATGATGGTATTTTGCAAAAACAAAATCCAGATTTAGATTATGAAAAAGCATTTCAGGATAAAACAATTGATTTTGGAGTTAAACCAACAAAAGGAAGTATTATTATATTTCCTTCGTCAGCACCATATCATCACACAGCACACTTAGTTAAAAGTGGTGTAAAATACATGGTTCCAGGACATTGGATTCATAACAATATGGAATTCAATAAATCTAGTATGATGTAGTTATTATGTTGACAAACATCAAATCAGAATTAAAACCAGACCATAAAATTTTAGTAGATGACTATGTAAAACGCGTTAATGAAAAAACACAAAATGTTTACATGTTAACTATTGCAAGAGATGGTGAAGAACCAGCAAGAAGTATTTTATATTACAGCAATGCTATTGATGCTTCTAGCGCATACAATAAATATACTGACTGGGGTTTTGCAAAAAATTTTTTAACTGTAACTTTATATGAACCTTCAGGAATAGTAAATCAAAAAATATTAAAAAGAGATCAGGCTGGAGAATGTACTTTTGTTAGAAAAGACTATTATGATATTCAAAAAATACTTTTTGGAGTAAAAGATTCTATAGATAAAAAGGTTTATAATAAATTGTGTATTGATATAATGACTGTTTTTGCTAAAGATAATTGGAGATTTAATCCAGAAAGATTTTTAAATGATCTTGGCATAGAATATAATTTAAATTCATAGTTTTGTTTATATAAAAACTCTACCTAATCTACAGATAGAGAGTTTACAAAAACTAAAAACTCTGCTACAATTAACCATTATATAAAATTCATTTAATTAGGAGATTTATTATTATGTCAGATGTTTTTTCTTTTCGACTTTCCGATGACTTTGTTACAAAATATGCAGAAATAGAGCCTCCGTTTGGCTTCAAGGATGCTGGGCTTAACTCGTTAGGAGAGATTACTTTTATTCGTACTTACTCCCGCGTTAAAGAAGACGGAACTAAGGAAAGATGGCATGAGGTTTGCAAAAGAGTAATCGAAGGCATGTATTCCGTACAAAAGAATCACGCAAAGGAAAACAGACTGCCTTGGAATGATTATAAAGCACAAAAATCAGCACAAGAAGCGTTTGATCGTATGTTTAATTTAAAATGGACTCCACCAGGAAGAGGCCTATGGGCATTTGGAACTCCAATGACTATGGAGAAACGAAACTCTGCTGCTCTTCAAAATTGTGCAATGGTATCTACTCGTGATATTGATAGAAACGATCCAGGTGCGCTTTTTGCTTGGGTTATGGATGCATTAATGTTAGGTGTTGGTGTTGGGTTTGATACTGTTGGTCAAGATAAAGAAATGCCAATTTATGCACCAACTGAGCCTATCGTAATTTATCAAATTCCAGATACTCGTGAAGGATGGGTAGAATCAACAAGAATATTGCTTAATTCTATGTTAAGACAAAATCAAAACATTCAAGAGTTTGATTACTCCTTGATACGTCCCGCAGGAGCACCAATTAAAGGCTTTGGAGGCGTTTCAAGCGGTCCACAGCCATTGATTGACCTTCACAACAGACTTCGTAAAGTAATCGGTTCTAGGGTCGGTGAGACACTTGATTCAAGGGCTATTGTAGATATTGTTAATCTTATTGGAACCTGTGTTGTTTCTGGTAATGTTAGACGCTCTGCAACTTTGGCATTAGGCTCTGCAGGAGATAATAATTTTATTAATTTAAAAAATTCAGAAGTATTTCCAGAAAGAAATTCGTTTGATTCAGACAGTCCAGGCTGGGCATGGATGAGTAATAATTCTATTTCAGCAAACATAGGAACAAAATATGAAGATTATGTAGATTTAATTTCTAACAATGGAGAGCCAGGATTTATTTGGCTTGATGTTGCTCGTAATTTTGGTCGTCTTGCAGATCCAGCAGATAGTAAAGATTATAGAGTTATGGGTTTTAATCCATGTGCTGAGCAGCCATTAGAGTCCTATGAACTTTGTACTCTTGTAGAAGTACACCTTAATCGTCACGACAGCAAAGAAGACTTTTTGCGTACATTAAAGTTTGCTTATTTGTATGGTAAAACTGTAACGCTTGTTCCTACACATTGGCAAATTACAAATGGTATTATGCAACGAAATCGCCGTATTGGTACATCACTTACTGGTATTGCATCATTTGCTGATACGCATGGCCTTCCAGCAACTCGTGATTGGATGGATGAAGGATATCAAACAATTCGTAAATACGATAAACAATATTCAGAATGGTTGTGTGTTCGTGAGTCAATTCGTGTAACAACGGTAAAGCCTTCTGGTTCAGTATCACTTCTTTCAGGAGCATCTCCAGGAGTTCATTGGCCAGTAGGGGGAGAATATTTCCTTCGTGCAATTAGATTTAGTGATCAAGATCCAATGATTCATTTATTTAAAGCAGCGGGATATAAAATCGAAGAAGATTTAGTTTCTGCCAACACAACAGTTGTTTATTTCCCAGTTCATTCTGGTCATCCAAGATCAGAAAAAGATGTAACTTTGTTTGAAAAGATTGGTCTTGCTGCAACAACACAAAAGTATTGGTCTGATAATGGCGTTTCTGTAACATTATCATTTGACAAAGAGTCAGAAACTAAACATATTGCTCCAGCACTACATATGTATGAGGGGCAGTTAAAGGCTGTTTCGTTTCTTCCAATGGGCAATATGATATATCCTCAGCAACCATATCAACAGATTTCTCAACAAGAATATGACGATTATGTTGGCAAAATTGCAAAAATTGATTGGTCAGCAATTTATGATGGGGTACAAAATTTAGATTCTGTTGGAGAAATGTACTGTACAACAGATTATTGTGAAATTAAAACTGGTTCCTGATATAATTAGGGTACTATGACAGTTTTATCAAATCTGTATTCTGAAAAAATATATTCTGAGCATCCGCTTGCCGTATGGTCTTTAGACGACAATACAGATTATATTAGTTTAATTAGTGATGCAGTAAGATCAGATTTATTTACTGGGTATGAAGATTGGACAATTACAAACGGAGTAAACACCTATTCTCCATCTTTAGAAGTTTTAACAACAATGTCTCCATACCCATTTCCAGAAGAAGACATTCTTTCTGTTGAAATTACCAATGAGGCTCAACCAATAGTTTTAGAAACATCAGGTTTTGTTGGTTTTGATGATCTTGATGTAAACCTTAAAACATTTTGTATTGGTGTTTGGGTTTATTCAGAAAGCATATATTTGAATAAACTTTCTATTGGATACAAATATTCTGGTGGATCAACAGTATATAAAGATTTAAGTATTTTTGATTCACAAGAAAAACAGGGATGGTTTTTTATTTCTGGAACTTTTGACATACCTGCAGGAGTTACAAACGAAAGCATAGACTTACTTATAAAAATAACAACAAGCACAGCAGGATCTTCATCATCAGACTATAGATTTAGTTGGCATGGTTTAACAATGGGTCAATTATGTGAAGAGTATCATGCTGAATCTTTAGGCAAGCAACAAATTACACTCCCATCTTCTATTAATATTTCTGTTGATGGTGCAGTTGCTGCAGATGCATATGGAGTTAATGATTACAATGGATATTATATTGTTGCAAATAATAATTTAGTGGCAAGACACGGATCTATACCATTAGTTTTTGGTTCGATTGGATCTGTTGAATTAATTCCGCATGAAGAAATAATAACAACGAGGGATTGGGAAAATATAAATAACCAAGATTGGCAATACTGGGAAGACAATTATACTTGGTCAAGCATGCTTAATTTTAAGCAATCAGAATTTATTATTAACGCAAAACCGTGTATAGTTTTTCCAGGTTTTGGATTTTTAAATGAGTCTGGAAAAAATCAAAATTATACAATTGAAATGTGGCTTAATATTGATTCAAATGCAACAACACCAAAAAGAATATTTGGACCAATTAATTCTACAGATGGGTTATATGTAGAAAATGCATTTTTAACTTTAGTTATAGGAAATAACTTTGTTTCACATTATGTTGGAGAGTGGTTTAGACCATTACTTGTTCATATTAGATTAGTTAAAGATTTGGCTACCCTAATTGTAAATGGAGAAGAAGTTGGTGAAATTTCTTTTGTAACTCAAGATTTAGATTTACCAGAAGAATTTAGCGAAGATAATAAAAGTAATGACTGGTTAGGATTTTATTCTTATAAAGATAATGTTGTAGATCCAATTATTTTAGGTTCTTTTTCTATTTTTTCTTATCCAATGTCAACCTTAGTTGCAAAATCTCATTATTTATATGGTCAAGGTGTTCCGCTGTCCTCTGAAGTTATTGATAGTTATTATGGCGGAACTTCAGTAGAAATAGACTATTCTGTTGCAAAGTATAACAATAATAAAACTTACCCACTAAATCTTTCATGGGAGCAAGCAGATATTGATAATTTGCAAGCAACAAACTCTGTATTAACTGTTCCAGACTATTCTTTACCAACTTTAAATCTTGGTTCTAAAACATTGTTACAACTTGAATCTGATAACTATGCCATTCAAGATGATGGAGAGTTGTTTTTTTCATTAAATCCAAACTCTACATGGAATTCAATTAATACTTCGATCTATTTTAATAATTTAGCATTTGTTCCATCTTTAATTAATGCAATATACGGAGTGTTTGAGTTTACAACTTCTGCAACAGATCAAACATTAATGTGTTTATTTCAAGATGCAAATAACTATATAAAGGTTAGAAGACTTGCCAGCAATGCTAATATAAATTATATTTTTTGTTATAACGGAAATATAACAACTATTGGATCATTAGCAATCCCCGCACATGAGTTTGTTGCAGGCATTGAATTTAATAAACTATTAAGTAATAATATTTTAGGTCTTTCTCAATTTTTATCAAATCCATCTTCTTTAAAGTTATTTATTGGAAATGATTTAGATCAAAATAAATTTACTGGAAAAATATATACTTTAGGAATATCAACATTAAAAAATTCATTAGAAATAGATGATCATTTTGCAGCAAATGGAACGGCAAGTATAAATGCATATTCTTCTTTATTACCACATGTTGCAAGTTATACTCTATCACCCTTTGAAGAATATGGAAAATTCTTTTTAGATATTTCAGCATCAGGGTATTGGAGAGACTACCTGCCAATATCAGTTTTAACATCACAAGTACAAGATGGAAACGGTAATACAAAAAATGATTTAGACTATGTTCAGTTTAATATAGATTATCCATCTCCATCAGACACACCAAGTTCTGGTCAAACATATTGGACAAATTCTTCATTATCAAATACTTATGCTACATCTAATTCATCAATACGATCTTATATTGCATTTGATTATACTGCTAATGGATATTCTAAACCAGATGAAGATTATACAGACGTTGCAGCAAATCAATCTAGAGTTTTAGATTTAAATACAACAAGTTGGACTAATAAAAGATTTGAAATTGTTGATGGTTATTTAGTATATCCAGATAAACAAACAAATATTGAAAACATGTCTTTTATTTATTTTGTAAATTTTAAAGTTAAAAGTATATTAAAAAAGAATATATTTTTAAGAAAGTTAGAATTTGCTGGACGAACGTTAAATTATACATCAAATACTCCAATCGGAACAAAGTTTGGTATAGATGTTTTTCCATTTAAAAAGGTTGGATTTTATACAGACCATAAAGGTAAAAATCCAGTTTTAATAGACAAAGAAAACACTCCATATTTATATTTAACTAGAAAAACTGGTTTAGAGTTAAAAAATGGTACTAATGATTCTGAAAGAGGAATTTCTATTCCAGTATCTTCATCAAACGTAACCAAATATTCTTTAAGCGCTTTGCAAATGTTTCTTAGGTGTGATCTTTATGCATTTCCAGAAAGTCCAGTTAAAATATTTGAAATTAATTATAAAGATGACTCTTTAGATTTTTACATTGTTGCAAATTCTTCTACTGGAAAAAGAGGTTTAATTTTTTCAAAGTTAAGATCAACTGGAGAAGAATTTACAGATTTATCATATTACATTAATGGCAAATTTGTAGGTCAGCCAGTTTTAGATATTCAACAATGGTATGTTTTTGGTGTATCTTTTAATAGTTCATTAAGTTTTGATAATTATGCTGGAAACATTACACTAAAGTATTTGATGATGTTTAATAATATTTCTTTTTATCAAGGAACATCTTTGCAGGTTGTACAAAGACTTATTTTGAGAACCTGGCAAGAAACAGAAAATGAGCAAGCCAGTTGGCAGGCATGGGAAGATGAAGGCGACTGGAATAATGTATTGATTCGTTCAAAAGATTCTAGATACGTAGTAAATCCATCAGAAATATATAAAAATTATACTGGTTCAAGATCAATTATTATTGATGATCTTAGTGATGAGTTTAAGGTAGTGTCTAATGCCCTATCTATTTATCAAGACGCTAATTGGCAAGAATACATTATTACTCCAGCATAATATGGTATACTGGTGGTTATGAATAAACCAAAACCAGACAAACTTGGTAAATCAAAAATGAAATTGATTGAAAAAGGATATGACTGGGGCATGTATATATGGATTAAACCAAACGGAAAAGCATTTGGCGATGGTCACGGAAACCTTCTTAATATTCCAGCAATGCGTGGAGACTTGTCAAAAATGGCTGAATTAAGACGAGCAGCAGAATATTATGGCTGTGAAGGCGGTCATGCCGAGTTTCATCCTGGTATTAAAAGAGTTAGTGAGATGGAATACACAGAGCAATTATCTAGAATGCGCGAGGGGTTAATTCCAAACATGAACGATCTTGGTGCAGTTTATGATGCACAACAAACATTAAAGGTACATGGTGAAGAATAATGAATGAAGATTATATACTTGGTGCATCAATAAGTGATCCATTAGAAAAAGATGACACATTTAAAAAAAGTGACCCATTTAATAAATCTTGGGATGATTTAAAAGGTTTGGGAAATTTAGATCAAAATTTTAAAAGACGTACATCAAGAAATATAGGCAAAGTAGATACAGCAGCAACCGCATATCTTAATAGCGCTAATTCAAGTGCAGCAGGTATTGAAGATGCAAGGTCTAAGGCTATTAATCCAGGTGCCGTAATTAGAAACGGTTATGGTCTATTTGATGTTATTACACCACCATATAATCTTTATGAATTAGCAAATTATTATGATACTTCTTTTGCCAATCACGCAGCCATTGATGCTAAGGTAGAAAACGTTGTTGGTCTTGGATATGATTTTGTTGTTGGTTCACGTACAATGCTTAAACTTGAAAACGTTGAAGATGAAACTGCATTGGGTAGAGCAAGAAAACGTATTGAACGTGCAAAGATTGAAATGAAAGATTGGCTAGAAAGCCTAAATGATGACGACAGTTTTACAAAAACAATGGAAAAAATTTATGTAGATATGCAAGCAACTGGTAATGGCTATATGGAAATTGGTCGTACAGTAACTGGAGAGATTGGATATATCGGACACATTCCTGCAACTACAATCCGTGTTCGTAGATTAAGGGATGGCTATGTTCAAATCATTGGACCATCTGTAATTTACTTTAGAAATTTTGGGGCAAATAACGTAAACCCAATTACAACTGATCGTAGACCAAATGAAATTATTCATTTTAAACAATACTCACCATTAAATACATACTATGGCGTACCAGATATTATTGCTGCACTGCCAGCACTTGTTGGAGATCAATTAGCAACACAATACAACATTGATTATTTTGAAAACAAGGCTGTTCCAAGATATATTATTACACTTAAGGGTGCAAAGTTATCTGCTGATGCAGAAGATAAAATGTTTAGATTCTTGCAGACTGGATTAAAGTCTCAATCACATAGAACACTTTATATTCCGCTTCCTGGAGATAGCGAAAATAATAAAGTTGAGTTTAAGATGGATCCAATTGAAAATGGTATTCAAGAGGCTTCGTTTAATGAATACAGAATTAGAAATCGTGATGATATTTTGATTGCTCATCAAGTTCCTATTTCTAAACTTGGCGGAGCAGATAGCGGATCAATTGCTGCTGCTTTAGCACAAGATAGAACATTTAAGGAGCAGGTTGCTAGACCAGCACAACAAGAACTAGAAAAACTTATTAATAAAGTTGTTCGTGAAAAAACAGATATTCTTGAACTTAAATTCAACGAACTTACTCTTACTGATGAAATTGCACAGTCTCAGATTCTTGAACGCTATGTAAAGACTCAAGTTATGATGCCAAACGAGGCTAGAGAAGTTATTGGTTTGCCACAAAGACCAGATGGCGATGCTCCGTTTGAGATGTCCGCAAGACAGGCAACAGATGCTAGAGCAAATATTGCTGGAAATAGAGAAAGAGATTCTGAAAGAACAAATAATAATTCAGACTCTACTTCCACAATTTCTGGAAGAAATCCACAGGGAGAGGGCAGGTCTTCCACATAATATCAACAAACTACTAAAATAGTTGATATAATGGATGTGATATGAGTATCATTAATAAAGCCCATTGGTCAACAGAAGGAGACAACGTAAGGTTGTCAATGCCTTTTGCCAAGGTTGACAAGGAACGCAGAGTTGTATCAGGTTTTGCGACACTTGACAATCTTGACAGACAAAACGATATTGTCACAACCGATGCTAGTTTAAAGGCTTTTTCTAAATTTAGAGGGAACATTCGTGAAATGCATCAACCTTCTGCTGTAGGCAAAATGGTTGCATTTAAAGAAGATAAGTATTTTGATCCAGACACAAAGAAGTTTTATTCTGGTGTTTTTGTTTCTGCATATGTATCAAAAGGCGCACAAAATGCGTGGGAGAAAGTATTGGATGGAACATATACAGGTTTTTCAATTGGTGGAAAAATGAACAAGTGGGACGATGGCTATGATGAGAAAATGGATAAGCCAATTAGAATTATTAAAGATTATGATCTTGTAGAACTATCGCTTGTTGATAATCCAGCAAATCAATTTGCAAGCATTATTTCTATTGAAAAGGTTGACGGGATAGATGTTCTTAAAGGATCTGCAGCAGATATTGTTGTAGAAAATGTGTTTTGGGATAAAGAATCAGGACTTGTAATGGTTTCTGATAATGAAACAGAAGTTAGTCCAACTTCTGGTCAACCAATGAAAAATATAGGTTTTGTTGAAAAAAGTGACAATGAAAAAACAGACATGATAAAGTTCTTAGTTGATAGTGCCAAAGGTATTAGTACAACTGAGATTCAAAAGGAGGTAAGTCCTATGACAAACGAAACAACAGCAGTTGTTGAAGATGTTGAGGTCGCTCCAGAGGCAACAGATGTTGATACTGTTACCAAGAGTGTTGAAGTTGAAGAAGCACCTGTTGCTGAAACAACCGAAGCAACCGAAGCAGTTGTTGAGACTGAACTTGCCAAGTCAGAAGAGATTGCAAAATCTGACGAGGTAGTAGTCAATGCAGTTGCCGAAATTAAAGAAACTCTTGCGAGTGCCTTTGGCGATCTAGCAGCAACTATTAAGTCCTTGAATGAAGAGACCATGAAAGTGGTCCAGGCTCAAGTTGCTGAATTAAGCAAGTCCATTACAGACGTATCTAAAGAGGTTAAGAGCGTCAAAGAAAGTAATGCTGAGTTTGGAAAGAGAGTAGATGCCGTAGAGCAAGATACTGCTTTCCGCAAGTCTGGCGATCTAGGCGAGATCGTACAGGAGCCAGAAATGGTTCAGAAATCCTTATGGGGTGGTCGTTTCCTCGCAACTGACCTATTTAAATAAGGAAATTCACTAGGAGGTGAACAATATGTCAGAAGAAATTATTAAGAATCAACCAGGTAGCGGTGGCGCATCAGACTCGGGTTTATTTAACGCGGATGGTGGCTTTGCTTCTGGTGGAATCGGTGGTGTTACAACTCCAGGTGCAAGCACTTTGGGTAACATCCCAACCGCACAATTAGGTGTAACAACTGGTGCAAACGCTGTAAATCCTTCGGGATCTGCCGCTAGTGGAATTCTGAGACCAGAACAGGCACGTCAATTTATTGATTATGTCTGGGATGCTACAGTTCTCGCTAAAGATGGCCGTAGAGTTACTATGCGAGCCAACACAATGGAACTTGAAAAAGTTAACGTTGGTGAGCGTGTTCTTCGCGCTGCTGCTCAAGGTGATGGTGATTACACTAACACTGGTGCACAATTTACAAAGGTAGAACTTACAACCAAAAAGATTCGTCTTGATTGGGAAGTTACTACAGAAGCGCTTGAAGATAACGTTGAAGGCGCAGCACTTGAAGATCATCTTGTTCGCTTGATGACCAATGCATTCGGTAATGATATCGAAGATTTGGCTATCAACGGAGATGGTTCAACAGGAAACTTCCTTTCAATTATGGAAGGTTTCTATCACAAGATTACATCCAATGGAGATGCACATGATTCTGTGCTTCCAGCGGTTGTATCAGATAACTGGACAACACCAGTTATGCAAAATATCATCAATGCAATGCCACGTAAGTATCGTGCACTTAAGCAAAATCTTAAGTTCTATGCAGGTACAGATGTGTTCCAAAGCATTGTTCGTAACAACGGTACTCTTGCAGACGCTATTTCTGAGGCTTTCTCAAGCCGCATTGGTAGCACACAAGCAAATCGTCAAGCATATCTTGATGGTGCAGGACAAGTTGTCGGAGATGCTCGTACCACTCGCGTACTCGGCATTGACGTAATGGAAGTTCCTTACTATCCAGCAGATTATGTCGATTTGACATTCCCAGCAAACCGTATCTGGGGCTTCCAACGAGACATCACTGTAAATCGTCAGTATCAACCAAAGAAAGATACTATCGAATATACAGTATTTGTCCGTTTCGGTATCCAGATTGAAGAAGAAGATGCAATTGCCTATAAGGACATTGCTGCTTCCTAATCACTAAGCAATTAATTAGGGCAGGGGATCTTTCCTCTGCCCTTTTTAACAATCTGCTATAATTAAGGTACGATTAAGGAGTAACAATGGCAAATACAGCAAAAAAGGTAACAGTAAAATCTGATGTTGAAAGTCAGACAGTAATTTATTCTGACAAAAACTTATATTTTGAAGGATATGGTCATATTGATCAGGGATTTACAGTTATTGATAAAGAAAATTTAGATGTTTATCTACAATCAAAGTCGGTACGAGAGGTTAGTGCTGTTGAATTAGCAAAATACTACGGCAAAAATAAATGAAAATACTTCGTCTTCCACCCTACCCGTTAAGCATTTCATACGATGTTCCAGCAGCATCTACAGCGTATGATTTGATTATTGAAGATGAAGATAGAGACATAGTTATTTTAGAAGAAACAATAACGTCAACATCAGGGAAAAAAATAAACTATACATTTGAAACAGATAATTGGCATTTGTATGACAAAATTTATGCATTAAGAATTCAAGAGGCTGATGGAGATATTGTTGTAGAAGATATGCTTGAAATTACAAGGCCGTATGTTGATCCAGCAAGCCTTGGCACAACAGCAACAGAAATAGCAGAAATTACTCAAAGAGAACTAACAGCAAGACTAATAATTGACGCTATTACTGCTGGATTTTATTATAAAACTGAAACAATAGAACATACTGGTCTTAATACAGATTATGCGCCAGTAAAGCCAAGAACTCGTAAAATATTAAAGGTATATCAAAACAATGAACTTTGGTATGATTCTTCTTTAGAAGAACCAGCGATTTTTGGAGTAACCTATAAACTAAGTGATAATAAAACTGCCATTGTTCAAGAAGTTACAGGGGCATATAATAGAGCAGATCAAGCACCGCTAATGCTGCCTACAGCACAGTCAGACTGGCTGGGTCCAATTGGTTGGGGCAATACATTCTCTAAAAGTTCAGACTATACATTCGTTGTAGAGGCAGGGTATAAAGTAGTTCCAGTAGACATTCAAGAAGCAACACTAATGTTAATGGACGATATTAAGTGTGGTAAATTAGATTATTTTAAGAGATATGCTTCTGCTTATAATACCGATCAATTTAAAATTCAGTTTAATAAAACATTGTTTACTGGTACTGGAAATTTAATTGTTGATAAGATTCTTAAGAGATATGCGGGTAATATTGTTATTCCTGGGGTATTGTAATGTCATGCAACGAAATAGATTTTATGTACCCAATGATTGCAGATATATACCATCCAATTGTTAAACAAGATATTTACGGGCAAGTAAAAAAAGACTGGGGATTTGATAGAACTGTCGTAATTAACCTTGCTCCAGTTGGTTCTGCATTTGAAGAAGAAGTAAAACCAAAAGTGTTTGTTCAGTATGAAAATATGCTGCTTGGCAGGGTAAAAAATGATATTCGTATTGCAAAAGATGGAAGCAATAATTCAATTACAAACGTATTATTAACAAATATTCGTAATTGTTCTGGTGAACTTATTTACAAAGAAACGTCTGGGGCCAGAGAAGATCGTGGTACTATTTATGAAATTGCAACAATGGAGCCACTAGTAGGACCGTTTGGAAATATAGAATATTATAAAATATTAGTAAGAAGAGCAGAAAATCAAGGCGTTGATGATTAATGTTAAACGCAAGAGCAAACACTGTAATGTTTGAAAAAATGATGAACAATGTTGTTGAATACTCTTTAGGTTTTTTAGATGGAACTAAAAAAGGACATAAAGTTTTTTTAAACAATCTAGCACTTGGAACAATAGAATCCTTTAAGCAGTATATTGATGTTACAGCAAGAATGAGTCCAGGAGCATTACACCATATTTATGAATGGGATCAGGTTGGTAGTCCAGGAGCAAGGCTTTATAATATAACATATTCTAGTAATGGTAAAAATGCTATATTTTTTAATTCAACTTTTAAACAGTCTAAGTCAATAAAAAATGGATCTACAGTTCCTTTTATTAATAAGGCTGAAATAATGGAAAATGGAACTCCAGTAATTATAAAGCCACGTAAAGCAAAAGTTTTGGCTTTTGAAGACAGTGGCGAGCAAATATTTACGCCAAATCCAGTAAAAGTAGAAAATCCTGGAGGAGATGCAGTACAAGGATCTTATGAGAAAGCATTTGATACATTTTTTAATAGATATTTTACACAATCTTTTTTACGAGCCAGTGGAATATTAGATTATTTAGAGAATCCAGTTTCATATAAACAAAACATTCGTGCAGGATCAAAACAAGGTAGATCAAAAGGTTTAAGCACTGGTTATAACTGGATAGCAAATGCTACAATTGGGGTAGAATAGTACCATGAAAGATATTAGAGATCTTCCGTTTGCACCTATATGGGTAAATGAATATATCAAGGAAGAGTTAAATAAATATGGTTTTAGCGTATTGACTATTCCAAGCAGCCCTAATGCAATTGATGATTTAACAAAAAACAGAGTAGATATTCCACAACAATTTGATGAAGATGGCAACCCACTATCAACAACATGGGATATTGCAATTCAATATGACAGACTTTTAAGATTTAGACGAAATTCATTTTATCCTATGAAATGCGAACAGTTATTATATTATGTTTACGCAGTACCAAGCAAAATTATAGATGCAGGGATTATTATTTCGCAATTATTAGACAGGTCTGATGCTGCTGCTGAAGACTTAAATAGGTGGTGTATGGCAAAACAAAACGGTAGCAGTCCAATCCTAGATCTAGCGGTTCCAATTGCTCATAATGTATATTTCCATGACATTAAGGTTTATCAGTTAGAAGAGGTAAGGGATTTGACTGAACTTGCCGCCCTAAGAGGTTTAACCCTTAATAAGTTTGTTATTGAATATGATTATCACATGATAAATCAGGTTAAAACCACTAATACACCCATTCCAGATCCTGACATTAACTACACCTAAAAACGCTGTTATACTTGCTATAGAGGAAACATCGCCTGTTTGCCATATAACTTAATACAAAACTAAAAAGAGGTGAATTTAATATGCCAGCATATTCTCGTGGTACGTCCACTAACATTATCGTAGGTGCAGCAGCGCTATTCGTTGCTGATGCCAATCTCAATACCACCACTAACGCTATTCCATCGTT